TATTACTGAGTGGATGTGGGTCAGCAACAATTATGCTTGATGAAACGATTACTACCGAAGAGTTGAAAAAGAGAAATTACTATATCAAGTCAGGCTCAGTTGCAACTAAGCATGAACGATTTACAGGTTCTTTGAATGTTGCTAGAACTTTGCAACCAAAAGAAAAGGGAACAGTTATTATACCGTTCCCTAATAAAGAATAAGTTGCAGAGATGCTACCTTTGAGGAATAAGATACTAACATTATGAACGATAGCACCCCTGCGAAAAATGGGTGAGCAGAATCAAATATAAAGGAATATTACCATGGCGTGGTGTTAAGATTTCACAAGAGACCCTGCTCAATTTTATTTATCTCTTGTTATTCCTAGAGTCTATTTTTTCTTCTATACGAACTAACTGACGTTCAATCTTTTCCATGGCCCTAACTGTATTGTCGCTACTGTTAATTGCTACTGCAAGTTTCTTGTCAATTTCATCAACCTTACCATTCATCGTAACATAGCCGCCTCCACCGATACCGGCGAGACTTAGTACAATGTAACTTAATTGCTTGCTAGTAAAATCAATCATGGCTTTGTTGGCCAATCTATGTTAAATGGGTCAGTCTGAGTTGTGATATCCCTCAGTGCTTGACGATATACCACAAAACTATTACGAGTTGCTTCAGGTACGTCAGGTAACTGTGACCAATCTGTATCATGTAATCTAATATCACGTTCATAACGAACTCCATTCCATTGTGCCACAATCTTATTTGATTGATATAGTTCTTGTTCTTCTTGTGTTAATGGAATAGTTCTGAATGTATGCACTTCAGGACCGTTACGATAAGGATCACAACCTTCTACCTTTTCAATTGAAGGGTCTGTTTCTTTATACTCAATCACAGGCAAAATGTGATTTTCGCTTAGCCACATACCATCAACACCGGTATCAGGGAAACTTGTGTTAGGGAACAATTCTTGCAATGTTCCTACTTGTTGGACATCGTCCATTATTACTTTTGCGTATATCATTTTATTTCCTTATTAACTAGTTGGGAATGGTGCTGCAGGTGGCGTAAAGTTTGCAGTGTATCTTGCAACACCTTTTGTAATTCTAAGTTCATCTAAGTATCCAATTAATTGGTCGCTAGGGACACCGCTACTTCCTATATTCTGAATTGTTTCACTGTATGTAGTATTGCGTTGTGCTGAACCATACATGACTCCATCAACAAAGAAGTATGTCATGTTAGCATTTGCTTGATTTCTCACAAGTGCTATATGGTGCCATGCACTGTCTTTACTATTTACTGTACTTAAAAAGGTACTACCATCAATATCAACTACTGCACTAAACACATTACTATAAGAAGACCTATTTGAATAAATTATAATACCTGGACGATAGAATAGGATTGAAGTTGCATTTTGTGTAGTGGCACTTGATATGTAAACCCAAAACTCTATTGTATATGAACCAGAGAATGCAAACGCAGCATTAGATGGCATAGTAAGCGAGTTTAAGTTGGCCGTGCCAGAACTTTCAATACTGTTTAAAGTAGACCATTTCTTAATACTAGAATTCTGAACAACAGTAGTCGCTGGTAACTGAGTGATTGTATTTTTAATTGTACTTACATCCCAGAATGCAGCATTGCCTAACCATAAGAATTTAGTATTTGCATCAACTGTGAATTTTGATGTAGGTGGTGTGAAGTTACTAGTGTATCTTGCTGAGTTGCTGAATCTTACGTTGCTGATATATCCTGGACATTGGTTATCACCTGCGCCTGGGCCTGATCCTACTCCGCACATAAAGTTACTACCACTATAGTTAGTAGTACCCGATGCGGTCGCAGTGGTACCAATTTGTGTACCATCAATAAAGAAACGTAAACTAGTTCCACTACGTGACAATGCTAGATGACGCCAAACGCCATCGTTACTAGCAATAGCACTATTGAATGCATAACCGATTACGCCGCCATATGAATTAGCACTCCAATATCCTGCAGTTGGTCCGTACGCAAAGAAACCTGCGTTGTCACCATTGATTATGGGACTAGGATACCCGCTCAAACTTGTACCACTCGGTATCATTGCCCAACATTCAACTGTAAAGTCTCCTGCGAAATTTAAGTTAGTATTTGCTGATGATTTTAATCCGCTACCGCCCATAGTAGCAGAACTATAATAACTACCTGGGCTATTTGTAAATGGGCTTAGGTATGAGTATGCTGGACCACCTGTTGTACTTGTGCCGATGCTAAACGTAACGCCACCTGTTTCATCAACTGCTGTTTTATTACTTGTGGGCCCTGTACTGTTTGTAAGCACAAGTGCAGATACGTTATTCCAATATGGGTCAGTAGCAGCGCCGCCACCTTTAAAGGCTCTACGTAAATCTCGTTCTATGCTCATAGGTTCTGACCTGCTACGAATGCGTAATATGTTGTTCCACCATCAACGGTAAAGAACTCAAATACATCTACTTTACCACTTGTTGTAGTTAGTGTAGGTGCAGTGCCACTTGGCCATTTAACACTTGCGGGCCATGTGATTGTATAACTACCCGTGATGTTTACCTTGAGTGTAAATCCATATGCCTTGCCTGTTGTAGGAGCATTTGAGATTGTTAGTGTTGAGACACTCGCTGATAATGAAACATCAAACACGTTACTTAAACTCAAGTCAAGCGTTAATGCGCTGCCACTTAATGTAGGTGCTGTTCTTGTTTCAACATATTGGGTAGCATATACACTTGTCAATGTACCTGTACTAGTAATGTTTGGTTGAGCACTTGTGTATACTGTGCCTGCTATTAATGCATTACCTACTTGACCAGTCACACCTGATCCTGCGATACTACCACTAAATGTAGTTGCTGTAACTGTACTTGCAACTGTAATGTTACCTACGTTGCTAATGTTTGACCCAGACAAATCTAAGTTATCACCCGATGGTAATTCGGCAATGCGACTTGTTGATGTGTTTACGATTAATGGGAAATAGTTTGCCATATTTTATCCTTAGAATTTAGATTGTGCTGATGAAATTGTAGTGCGAGGTGTACTAGTTGAGTTAGTAAAGGATCTGTTGAAACTACTTGAATCAATGAAAGGTCCGGTTGAACCATTAGTACCATCCATGCTCATTAACAATAATGTGTTGCCATCAGTAGTGAACGGACTAGTAGGTGGGGTAAAGTTTGACACATAACGGGCAATGTTACTTACACGCAAATCGTCAACATAGAAACTATTGCTACCCACACCAGTACTACGTTGACCAATGCTGAATCCAGTACCTGCATTAGACTGATATGCGGATGCAGTGTTTGTAACACTAGTACCACCACCGTTAATTGCTTGTGCAACACCATTAACAAACATTCTAAATGTTACGTTTGGTGAACTATATTGTACGCTCACTGCAACATGAGTCCATGTGTTTGTTGCAATAACAGACGTTGGTGTAGTGTATGTTGCCACCGGGTATGCATAGAATGATAATGAACCACTAGCACCTGGAAAGATTGTCCAGTAGTCAATACCAGTACCGTTATGGTTACCAGCACCTGTCCATGTACCACTCCAGGGCGAGAACGTTGGAACATACACCCAATATTCTAAAGTATAACCTGTACTTGCATACCATTGTATCAATGCAGTAGTACCGGTACAATAAACTCTAGGTGCAGGACTTGATACAGTGCTCTTGGGTAAGAACATGCTAGTGCCGCCACCACTGGCTACAGGTTGTGCTAGAAAGCCACCTCTTGCTGCAAACATGTTATGCGTAACCTTTTGTTAAACTTGCGTAGTATGTTGAACCATCGTAGAACACACTGATAATATCTATCGCACCTACTGCGGTACTTAAAGTTTTAGTGCCACCTGCAAACTTCATTGTTGAAGTAAGCACATAACTGCCTGCGCCACCTTGCGTTAAGATGATTGTCATACTTGTACCCGCTACTGCGTTACTCAATGCACTTAATGTAATTGCACCAGTAACTGTATATTGGTATATTGAACCAGCACTTGCATCGGGTGTTAATGTAGCAGCACCAGTACTACCACCAGCAACAACTGTTTCGCCAAACTTCTTTAATGTAATATTGTTTGATGGAACTATGTTGGTAACAGTTAGTGTGTTTGAACTATTATTGAAAACTAAGTTTGCTGAGCCTGCGAGGGTTCCGTTATTATTGTATTGTATTTGTGTATTGCTACCTGCAGGACTCACTGATACTGATGCAAATGTTAAATTGCCTGTACCGTCAGTTTGAATATATTGACCACTAGAACCACCGGTAACAGTTAAGTTACCGATAGTCAAGTTTGTAATACCTGAACTAGACAAATCTAGTTTATCGCCACTGGCTAATTCTTGTATTTGACTAGATGCTGAGTTAATGATTAATGGATATCTGTTTGTCATGTTATTCTCTTAGTTGACGTTAACTGTTACGTTACCAGTTCTTGATTCAACATTCATTGTGTAATTACTGATTCCAATATTTACTGCTGTTGCTCTAGTGCCCACAGTTAAATTACTAGTAATAGTTTGAAATGACAAATTACCAGCACCGTCTGTACTGATGAATGTGTTACCTATGCCGCCGGCTACCTTAACGTTAGCAACATCACCTAAACTCAAGTTGCCACTTGCAAATGTAACGTTAGCAATGCCACCAAATGATCCTGCATTATTGTATTGTAATTGAGTATCACTCCCACCTGGAGTACCACCGCCGCCACCTGACATAGCAATGAATGTGCCATCACCAGAAAGAACGTTGCTTATGTTACCGTCTAAGTTAATGGTTGCAATGTTGCCGATGCCAGATACGTTTGCCACATCAACTGAATATGCAGTAGTAGCGATATCACTAGTTCCTGCACTTGTTGCATAAGTTGCATTGGCTACTTCACCTACAACGTTTGCGCCGTCTACTGAATATGCAGTAGTAGCGATATCACTAGTACCTGCGCTTGTTGCATATGTTGCATTGGCTACTGCACCGGATACGTTGGCCCCATCAACTGCGTATGTTGTACTAGAAATTGATGCGAATCCTGCGTTAGCAACTTCACCTACAACGTTAGCACCATCAACACTGTATGCATTATCTGCGTTTGATGCAGTGCCTGCCGCTGTTGCGTAGTCGGCTAGTGACGCAGTACCTGCACTTGATGCATAAATCGCATTGTCTACTGACCCTGATACGTTACTACCATCTACTGAATATGCAGTATATGAAACAGTTGCAGTATCAGCAGATGTAGCATTAGTTGCTAAGGCAACTGCACCTGAAACGTTTGTACCTAAAATGCTGGTGATATTACCACCTTCACCAGCCAAATATAAACTTGTTAATGTACCTGTTGTTTTATTGAATGTTAAATTAACATCACCAGCAAAACTATCATCATCATTAAATTGTACTTGGGTATTCGTTCCGGCTGCGTTAGTAGTAAACACATAAGGGTCACCATTAGCGTACAATAGATTATCGGACTTAATATTTCCTGCACTTACGTTTCCTGTCACATCTAAGTCAATTAGTGTACCAACACTAGTGATGTTTGGTTGTGCATTAGTGTAAACAGTTCCGGCAATTAATGCATTACCTACCTGACCAGTAACATCGGCTCCTGCGACACTATTTGCTGAATCGCTAACTGTAGCGTGTGCTGCATTAGCAACTGTGCCGGATACGTTACTACCATCTACTGAATATGCTGTGCCTGCATATGCGGCATAGTTAGCATTAGCAATAGTACCAGTTAACTCACTAGCATTACCCTTAAAATAGTTAGCATGAACGTTACCATAATTATTAACTGTGATAACATCATTTGTATTTGTTATGTTAGAACCAAAGATGAATTCACTACCACTGTTGTCCCAACCCATAAACGCATTGATAGGTTCGGTAGTGTAGTAATGAAGTAATGTTCCTCTGTCTTTGCCATCGTTGATTGTGAGTGGCGCGCCATTAGGTCCGCCGCCCATTTCAATCACAGGATCTTGAACGTTTAAGTTTGTAACGTTAACGTATGTTAGGTTACCGTTAATTGCAAGATTACCTGCAACAGTAGCATCACCTGCTACTGTTAGACTTGTTAATGAACCTACTGATGTAATATTTGGTTGTGCATTAGTGTAAACAGTTCCGGCGACCAAACTGTTTGCTACTTGACCGGATACATTAGAACCAGAAACACTATATGCAGTACCTGAGTTAACCGAGTATGTTGCATTGGCTACTGTGCCAGATACGTTACTACCACTAACTGAATAAGCAGTACCTGAGTTAACTGAGTATGTTGCATTGGCTACTGTGCCTGTGATGTTAGCACCTGAAATATTGCTAATCAAACTTCCATCGCCGCTTAGTTTTCCAGTAGTAACAATATTACCTACAGTTAAATTGCCACTCATGGTGATACCACTACTATTGGTATCAATCTGATAGTTACCTAAGTAGATTGTATTGCCAGCCAAATACAAATCTTTGAATCTGTTTGTGCTGTTACCTAAATTGTATGTAACGTTGCTGCTTGGAATCAAATTACCAAGCACGTAAGTAGGTTGAATATTACCTATTACTGTACCATTCACGTTAGCAGTGATTGTATTGGCAACGATGTTACCAGTAACAGTTAATACATTAGAAGTTTTGTTGAATTGAAGATTGTCACTTGCACCAGCATTGCCACTGTCGTTAAACAATACGTCTCCTTGCAAGCCGGGCACAACAATGTTACCACTGATGTTACCAACAACGTTACCTAGGAAGTATGGTGCACTGATGTTACCACCTGATGCAAAACCATTAGGACTTGTGAAACTAACTGTTACGTTACCTGTATGTCCTGATACGTTAATGTTCTCGCTACCATATATGGAAACGACACCAGGACTAACAGCACGGCTAATCAGTAATTCAATAGTGTTTCTTGCTTCAACAACGATATCAACTGTTTTAATTTCCTTTTGTACAGTAACAATAAGGTCTCTGTTAATAACTTCAACAGTTGATATTTGGCTAGCAGGGGTTACATTAACTAATGTAGCCATTTTAGTTCACCACACCGTCACTACGGATCAAGAACAACAAGAAGATTTGTTCGTCATATGCTGGAGTTGATCCAGCGCTAGGGAAACTTAATTTAATGCGCCCACTGAATCCTACAGGATCAGTTGCATTGATATTCAATTCAGGATCAGTTGCAAGAACTCCCCAAACATCATCGTCAATAACTAACGTAAATTTGCCTTGGTCATTAATACGATTAGTGATTGTTAAGTTAACTGGTTCAGGCCCATATGTAGCAGGTAACATTAGATACATGGAACCTGTATCAGTTGATAATTGGAATGTTGGGCCACCTAATGTTTCACTAAGCGTAAAACTCATTGATGTTGGTAGTGATTTGATATAATATGTTGTATTTGCTACAACGCCACCGAATACGCCTCCATCAAATTGTACAGGATCACCTACTTCTAGATTAGGGTTAGTACCAGTGATTGTATATGCATTAGTAATAGATGATGACCCAGAGAAAAATACACCACTTGCAGTACCCCATGTTAATGGATATGCGGGATAATCACTAATTTGAAACTCTAAACCATAACGACCATCAACAACGTCACTTAGTTGTCTGCGGATGATTTGTGCACTAATCGTAACGCCTGTTAAATCAACTGGTGTAACAGCAGAGCCAATCTTTGTGCTCCATGTCATGTTCCAGAAATCTTTTTGGTCGTAGACCATTTCCTGCGCTAAGATTTGTCCATCAAAGCCGGCTACCTGAATAAGGGTATCGTTGGCGAATTTTGCCATAGTAAGTTTCTCCTCTGCCTTCGTGCATAATAACTTACAAGCACCCCATTGCGTTGTAAGCGTGATATAACTATTTATCGTTTACTGAAAAATAGGTGTTAACCTATTCCAGCCCATGTGATTCCACTTGAATCAGTTGATGATGAAACTGACAACGTAGAATTAGTTGCAGTGTCTGGATAGTTAGCATACTCGGTAAAGTTCAATGACGCTAGTACTAGGTTGCTAGTTGTACCATTCGTCCATGCAGTACCAGTTGAACCATATGTATATGTAACACCATTAACTGTGTATGATCCTGGTGTCGGTATTGATCCGTCTGCAGGGAATTCAAATATCTCAGTATCACTTAATAGATAATAACGTTCGCCATCTGGACTTGAAACAATCTTCTTTATACCCAAGGCCGCGCCACTTGCTTGCTTCAATGTGCGTGTCCATACGGGTGACCCTGATAGGTTGAACTTAGTAATTCTATCAACGCTTGTTTCAGTCAAACTTGTATATGAAATATAGATATAACTATTCGTAGTATCTACATGAAAACCGGTAACTTGATTGCTAGTACCGCTAGTAGCAAAAGTATAACTATTGGAAACTGTTCTAGTTGATTTAAGAATTCGTGCGATACCCACGTATGTGTTACCACCGCTAGTAATACTTGTGGCTACATAGGCATATGTACCCGCGGTATCATCAAACACTTTACGTATAATAGTAGTTGTACTGCGTTTATATGTAATTGAATCATACACAGAACTAAACGTGCCAAATCCACATAAGCCGGGTGAGGGTACTTCTAATGCTGCACATCCACCGTTCATCGTATAAGGTGCTGCGCCTGTACTAGATCCATAATTGTAAGTATAATATGGCATACCTACGTAGGGGTCTAGACTACCACTAGTGTCAGGTCTTGATATCCATGCTCGTCTAATACCGGTGCCAGAATCTTTAACGCCCATGCCAATTACATTTGATCCTACTACGGATATGTTTGTAAAGTTAGGTAAGTTTGATGACTCATATGGACTAGATATAATATAACTATAACGACTTGCCCATGATGGTGTACCTGTACCATAATCAGTTAACGTACCAAATTGTGTACCAGATGTATACAAACTAATAGAGCCGGCGCCATATATATTACCGCTACTATCTTGTGCTAGTACATAACTTCTTGTGCCAGTGTCTTCAAATAACCAATATGTTAAACTTGTAGTTGGCCCATATTTAAAAAGATATCTACCACCAGTAGGTGCAGTGTCGTTATTATAGATACCAATAATGTTGTTGCTTGAATCTATGATGATGTCAAATATAAATCCATCAGTAACGGTAGTGTATCCGATGTGCGCAGTACCTGAAGGTGGAGGAGGGGTGCTACCTGCACCTAAACCCCCGAACCCTCTAACGCTAAAGGTACCGTATGTTGAAATAAATGGCATTAATATTATCCTGAATGATATCCTGTGAAACTACCTAACACTAGATAGTTATCAAGTAATTGTCTAGTGATAGTGTATGTATACACAACATAATAGTCGGCTGAAATATTTGTTGACGAAGGGGCAATTCCACCTACCCATCTAACTGTTGTACTTGTGCCATCAAGACTAAATGCTGTTGGAACATATATAGTTGTACCAACTGATGTCCCCAATACGATAGTGATAGATTCCCAATTGCTTAATTGACTTGCCAATGTAGTACTTGCGTCACCTCTAACGTTAATTGATAGGTTACCAGTTAATGCTGTAGTGCACCAAACTATTGCACCGTAATCAAGTATGTTAAAGTTGATAGTTCCACCACTTGTACCGCTGCTAGTAATCTTTTCCTTACCTTGATGCAATGTGGGTGTACCAGTCATGTCTAAGTTACCACTCATGGTAGTAAGATTGCTAGTGTTATTGAAAGTAAATGTAGGCATTCCACCTAGCACACCCGCATTATTGTATTGCATTTGCGTATTAGAGCCACCTGCTGATGTATTGCCGCCGCCACCGCCTGTAATCCATGATAGATTGCCAGTACCGTCTGTACTTAATACTTGCCCACTAGTTCCGCCGGTCATCTTAACGTTAGCAACGTTACCTAAACTCAAGTTGCCACTTGCAAATGTTACGTTGGCTATTCCGCTAATTGTGCCGTTGTTGTTATATTGAAGTTGTGTGTTACTGCCACCCGGCACAGTTGTTGTGCTACTAAAACTTAAATTACCGTTACCGTCAGTTTTCAAAAACTGGTTGTTAGAGCCACCGGTCATCTTAACATATGCAACTGGACCTAAGTTTAGTTTACCACTAGTGTATGTAACGTTTGCCATACCTGCAAGTTCACCTGCATTGTTGTATTGCAATTGTGTGTTACTGCCACCTGGTGTTGTATTGCCAAAGTACACTACGCCATTGCCATATGTTTTCAATGATTGTGTACTTGTGCCACCGGTAATTCTAATGTTAGCAACGTTACCCAATGTTGCCATATTATATACAGTTAACAAAGTTGTTTGAGTATTTGATGCACCTAAATTGTTAGCAAGTATAGTTGCGTTTGAATTGATACTATCAACTGTTAATATTTTAGTTGTTGAATTGAATGTAAGGTGCGAGTTACCTGCTAGTATCCCGCCATTGTTATATTGTACTTGTCCAGAACTGCCGGCTGCTGTAGCATAACCACCAGTGTAAATGCCTAACTCAGTCGCAGTTGGAGTGAAAGTTAGGTCAACGTTTTCTACCGTAAAGGTAGCATCGTAAGTTTCTACTACGAAATTTAAGTTGACTTCGCTCATATTATAGGTACCTTATAATCAAACCAATTGGTTCTTTGTTCACATCTGTTTCACCACTAACTGAATCTGTTCTAGATACTTGCAAGGTAACAATTGCAATCAATGATGGAACACCATCAATATCAATTACTTCGCCACCGTTAATACCTGATGGAATGTACAAGTACCCGGTACCGGCAGAACCAGAAATTATTTCTGCTGTTGGCATTGGACTCATCGTGGGTTGAGGACTAATCAATGTTAAATTAGTCAAGTTAACATCTACTGGACTGTTATTGTCTGCATACGTGATGCCGGCATTATACCATTTTACTGATGTGCTTAATGTCCATGAAGTAATGTTGATTGGGTCACCTGCTTGATTTTTAAAACTGAATGGGAATGTGTAACTCTCACCAGTATAAATCTCTACAAGTTGCATCACCGTTCCGGCGATTGTTGCTGTTTTTGAACCGTTTAATAATAAACTCATTTTTGTTTATCTCCTTTTATATTTATCGTTTTGCGATAGGCATTAATTGCCTATCATTTGTTGCCATACTGTTGATGCACTGAATACAGTGACATTGCTTCCTGGCGTCATATTTCGCATCATCCATCCAGACTCTATTTCAACTGACCCCTCTTGCACCGTACTAGTATTAGATACTGAAACACTGATGGGGTATGGTTCTACTTGACTCAATGTAATGGTTTGTAAGAACGCAGTTTGAATATTATAATCTGTACTACCCTCTGCTACAATATAGGTACAAATTTGAATTATGGCATCGGCTGTATCAGTTAGAAAAAAGAACTGACCTGACTTATTAATAAAATCACCGGGGGTTACGACTAGGCCCGCCTCATCGTATTTACAGATTATGTACCAACCATAGTCTCCCTCTGCTACGGGCCAGGCTCTAACAACAGCAGGAGTCCATTCACCAGTGCTGTCTGGATCAGTTCCTTGATACCACGGGAATATATTATCACTAGCCACTGATGTGCCAGGGAATATTAATGGTCTATTACGTGCGCTAGTACTAGTAACTGATACCGGTAAATGCTGTGATGGATCATATCCAATTGTTTGCACAATAGGAGTGCTTGGTGGCTGCGCATCTGGTCGCAACATGTCTTTAGCAATGCCGCCCAATAATTGACTGCCTACTAGTGCAGGAATCAATACTTTTAAACTATCCCAAGTACTTGGGCTTGAACTAGCACTACTTGCACTCTCGCCGCCGCCTACACTAGTTGACCCTCGTGCCTTCACTGACCAATAGTATACGCCACGCGGTATATCATTGACATGAATTGTTACTGTAACTCCATTAACAAATGCACGACCTGTTGCGGGTGTTACAGTCTTATAAAGTTTATGCGTTAATGGGTCGCTAGATGTACCATAATAGAAATCCATGTATAGCACAGTACCAGTAGCAGGTACAGTAGCACTGATAACTAACCCGCTCATCATGCCATCAACAACAGTTGTTTCAGTTACTGTGGGTGCGCCTGGGTCGCTTATCCATCCTGGATAAGGAATGCCAGTATTACTTGCAGGTGTGTAATCTTCAATATCAATGTTTTCGTAGACTTGCTCATTGTACTCAAACATTGTAATTTGTGCACCAAGACTTCCGTCTTCAGTCTTTGCTTCAATAACTTGACTTACTCTGAATAGTTTGTCTGGATTATCAGGCAATAGTTCAGTTGGTCCCCATCCATAAACTGGTTGAGCAACACGAACTACATCACCCGCTTCTACTTGAATACCAGAATAGTCAGTAGTCAATGTAACAAACAAATCTTCACGTGACTGAATCAATCTGCGTGTAGTCAAGTATTGCGCTTGAACTGAATTATTGACATATGGGAATTGAACTTGTAGTTGATTATCAGGTTCATTAGGGCTCATGTCTTCTGGTTGCAACAATGAGTAAACGTAATCAGCCTTATCCTTAATCTTAGTGTTATGGAACTGACCTTCAACACTGTTGTATGTGTTGTTCAAGTCAACTGGTGTAATATCAACCCCACCGATAATGTTAAAACTATTGATTTGGAATAGTTCATTGTAAACTGTGTAATCAAGATAACTTTGGTTAATGATTACTGACCATTTGTTGTTAACTTCATCCCATTGAATCCATGAATCGCAACTGTCAACCATTGATTGCAAGTTAGTCATGCAAGGGTTGTCAGTGTTCACTATGCCATTAATACGATATCGTGCTTGTGTAGCGGGTTCACCCTCAGTATCAGTATAATCAATTAGTTGGTCGCTGTATGTATCAAGTGCTGCCAATGCAACAGTATCAACGTCTTCAATTGGAATAGCGCAACCATAACGTGTGTTAGTAAAGTAATCAAGCAATACAGAACCAGGCTTTGTTAATGTGTTTGTTGCCTGAATCAATACTTGTTCAATACCAGTTAAACTAGCATTTTGTGTGTATTCAACCTTGATAATTGCAAACGCACAATCACTCATTAAGTTATTAACTGTCCAACGTTCATCGGCAGGAATTGCAGAGTTTTGCATGATTGCAATCGCTGATGAACTACTATTAACTGGGTCATTGCTACCATTAGCGTAGAAGTACACCCACATATTATCATTTACGTTTGTATTTTCTTCATCGTTGCTATTGATCCAACTAGTAACTTTAGTTTGGTCTGCACCATCACCAAAGATTAATTCTTTGTCACCCCACCAAATACGGTCAAAACTCATTGTGCCTGTATCTGTGTGTTCACTTATAGCAAGAACATACCACATAGTTGTTTGGTCAGTGCTCATCTTAGCATCAACAATACATGGGACAACATAACTAGTACCATATATCACTGGAAGTTTGTTATCAGTAGCAGGTGGCATTTGTGTGCCAGGTGCAGTTGGAGCAGATGGACCGGCGTTATCATCCTTCTTGCTAATTAATTTTGTTAATGCATATGCTGCAACAGCACGAACACCGAAGTTAATCGCTGCTATGCCGAATGCGCTTGATACGCCTACTGATGCTGCGATATACGCTGCGGTTGCGGTAAATACTGGCATCTTATACTCCCATGCTCCATGTTTCTTCTACTTTGCTAAAGCCTAGTTTAGCGTAATCTAAGTCAGGACTGTTTACCATTTTTGATATTGTCCATGTTTTGATTCTTCCCGTATCTAAAAGTGACTGTGCGACCTCGTTGTACTTTGACAATAAGCGATAACCCGCACTTGTTCCTCTGAACTCTGGCTCTACCCAGTATGCTAATTCCTTCAGTACACATAAATTTGTATCCCATATGCTAGAATCAATAAACGCTAACAACATGCCTGTTGGCACATTGTCTTTATAACTCAACAAGATTACGCCACGACCGGCTAGAATGTGTGTGAGTAAACCGTTAACGTGTTGTTCATTGTTAATATCTTTAAAGAATGAAACGGGTGTAACTTCTCGGTAATGTTTAAGCATCTCAATGATGACTGGGATGTGAAATTTATTTGCTTCAATGATTTTCATTTATTGACCTTATCGTACTACTGTAACGGTTGCTTTTAATGTTGTTACATCATTTGTAGTATTTGTGTTAACTGGTTTACCAAAGTTAAAGTATGCACCATCTAATGTTTGCACTTTGTCCATGCTCACATCAGTAGGATTAAACTCTTTCCAACTTTGACTATTTGTTTTTCTACCTGCGATACGATTCTCAAGCACAACCTTATAAGCAGAACAGTTAACCGAAATAACAAAGTTGTCTGTTGTTTCTTCACGGTCTTCTGTGATGGTATAACTTGTGATGATGCCATCGTAACGCTTAACAGTATTTACTAGATTGTAGTTGTCGTCATAGAAACCACGCCATATCTCAATCAAACTACCTTTAATCTGCGTACCCAATACAAGATAGATGTTATCGCTGTTTAAGCCACTTAATGTAACTGTAGTGTCTGCGCTTGAAACACGCAAGTCACGTTGTTGTGTTCCAACCATTAACAATCCACCGAGTGCTAGATATACAGTGCCACTAATTGTTTCATTCTGATAACTTGAACTGAAGGTGTGAACTACTGTTGAACCATCTGGGTTTACAATGGTTAACTTAACAAACTCTGCGTTGTTTACATAGGGTGCGTTGTTTACTTGTGGGATATCAATCATGTGTTTCCTTAAGTTGACAAATCAGCAAGATATTCATATAGTTCAAAACTATCTGACCATTCAATACGAGCATTACCCGTTACTACACCTGCACTGTTATATGTTGTGCCACCTGGGAACAATCTATACGTTGGCATGTTAGGGCAGAACAAATTGAATTCACAATCTGAACCAACTGTGATACCTAAGCCTACTACTGGGTCAGGTATAATGTTTGGTCTATGTGTTGTAACTGTAACAGTACCACCTGTACCACGCAATACTTGAGTTACGCTAGTGAATGGGTATGTGTAGTCACCTATTTGAATCAAGTCGTTAGGTTCAAATAACGCACGACTTGCTGACATAGTTGGTAAGCCAGTCAATACTAATTGATTGCCTTCAAAACTTTGAACAGTTATTGCGTTACGTTGTGTGATGCTCATTGCGCCTTGATATCTAAACAACCAGTCTAAGTTAGGGTTACTACCAAAACTAATTGTCTCGTTGTAAATTCTGTCTAGTGCGTCAATTGCTTCAAGCAATGAACGAACATCGCCGTAACGCAATTGTGTTGGCAAGCCTACTGTAAAGCGCCATGGGTTAAGTGTTGGAGTCAAACTTACACGAGGTACATCGTTACGTGTATATTGAATGCCAACAACTTTTCTACGATTAATTGTTATGCTTTCGCTATTGTCAATAATTGTTTGTAATGCTGCCATAATCTTATCTCATTCTATATGATGTTTCTTTTTCAGCCATTTTAACTGAGCCGTACAATGTCTTACGATTCTCAGCAAACAACTGTGCTACTGATTTAGCATCAACAGCATTGACGGTATAATAATGATTGTTAACAACACCACCGCCACCGCCTAATTGATTGTTTGGAACGATTGTGCCAGAACTCTTTGGTACAAACAATTCAGGACCGTTCTCACCAACAATACTTGCACGACCTACTGGAGGAGTTCCGCCTTCTGCAAAGCCTAATAAACTTCCCCAACTCATGCCCTTACCTGCGGTCATGAATGCGGCAGCACTTTGTTTCAATTCAATCTTAATAATATCCTTGATGATTGAGTTTGCTAAGTCACCGAAACTTAACTTGCCTGTCTCTACGAAATTGTCTAAGGCGCTGTTCATGTTTTGTGTCATAGAATTAAAAATATCACGAGCACGATTAGCAGCATTGGTTGCGTTGTCAGCGTATTCATTAAACGCTGTCTTCCATCCATTACTAAATGTACGACTTTGGTCATACAAATCTTTAGTCTGTTGTTTAAGAGTATCATTACCTTTGCTTGCAATTTCATAATACTTTGCGGCTTCTTCTGGTGATAGTGCTGCACCACGTCTTGCTGCTTCTGCGTCAATTGCTGCCTTACCGGCTGCTTTTGCTGCTGCTTCAATGTCATAGTACTTTTTCTCAATCTCAGTCATGGTCATCTTGGCTGCATCGTCTTGCACACCTTGAAGTTGCTTCTCCATGTCAATGCGAGTTTGAATGCCAAACAATCTTAACTGTTCTAATTGTTGAAGTCTGTTTGCATTTGCTACTGCTCTTGTTACACGGTCTGCTTCAACTTTTGTAATTTCTTCTAATTTGGCAATCTGCGCATCAATGACTGCAGCCATGCCGCCACGTTTTTCTTCGTCAGTTAAGTTTTGCTTTGCTAATTTTAACTTATCAATCTCATCAACGTTACGTTTGTATAGTGCTTCTAAAGCCCTTAATGTATCTTGATATTCTTTACTTTGACCAATCAATTCATTTTCGGTGTTGATGTTGTCAATAACTTCTGCGTTCATTTTCTTGAACTCAGTAATTACTCTTGTCATTTCATTGCGCTTTTTCTCAAATGCATCAGCGACTTCACGTTGGCGTGCTACTTCTGCTTTGGCTGCGTCTTCGGCTGCTGTGTCAGTACCTGCCTTATCTGTGTCCTTTTTAGCATCATCGGGTGTCATGCCAATGATTGTAGCAAGACCTGCACCAATTGCTGCGATTAGGCCACCTACACCGCGCAATACTTTCATTACTGCACTGTTGGCACCGAATGTAGCACTGATTGCTCTGCCTGCTCCACCGAACATGCCAACAAGCGCGCCAACGCCTCTACCTACTGTACCAATTGCACGAACAATCAAGCCCCATCCAGTAAATGCAAAGGCTGCTGCCATAACAACAGTCAATACTTTGATAATGGTTACTAATGTTTCAGTAGACTTCTTACCTTCTTCCATTGCTTTGTTGAATGCAACTAATTTTTCAATGACAGGACTGTATGCTTCTAAGAATGCCATCTTCAATGCACCCTGAGCGATAACCATTTGGTCATTCAATTCGGCTGCACGTTTGATTGACTGAGCATATTTGTCTGCACTACCAGCAGAGTCTTTAAGTTTTGCTGCTAAGTCACCTGGATCAACAGTCTTGAAACTCTTGCCAAACAAGTTCATCATTAATGTAGCGCGGCGACCTGCGTCAGTGATTTCACCTAAGCCTTCAAGTGATTTTTGTAGTAGGTCTTGTTCACTTAACTTACTCAAGTCATCTAGGCTAACACCAATTTGTTTGAATGCGTCTTGTGCTTTGCTGCTACCGCTTACTGCCTCATCAAGTGAACGAACAAAGTTGTTAATGGCTGCAGGCATTTGGTCTGCTTGACCACCTGCTAGTTCTAATGCCTTCTTGAATTCTACAAGTCTACCAATTGCGATACCACTTGCATTGCTCAAGTCATTAAGTTCATCAGCCATAACAATAACTTTTGCAGTCATTGTGGCAAAGCCAAGACCTAGGATCTTTGGTCCTAGTCCTGAGAATTTCTGATGTACTTTGTCAATTGAGTTTGATAGTTTATCAAAACTTGATACTGCTTTACTTGTATCGGCATTGACTGTTAGATTCATATCTGCCATTTTATTTACCCTTCAATATTTGGTTTAAACGTTTTTTCATAAACTGTTCAGCAGGCTTAGTCATACCGCTAGGTGCTTGTGGACTATATCCATTATCAAGTTTTTGTGCATACGGATAATTAGCATTGATTTCACTTCCACGCAAGTTCGTTTTACGTCTTGCATTACCACTACGTATAGGAGTTAGTTTAACAAACTCTTTATGAACTTCTGCAGGTAATTGCTTTAGTTCTTTTTGAATGCGTTTAATCTCTGACGTAATGTTATCAGTGATTTGGAAAGTGATTTCGTTTGCCATATTATTTCTTGACCTGTTTCATCATTTCAACTAACTCGTCAGTGGTATAGTCTTCTTCAACTTTACCCATAGCCTTCTTGTGCTGATAGTTATGATAACTTAAGGCAGCATCCATTACATACAAATCTAACGTGTTGCCACGGGCTAGGATCTCACTTGGTAAGAGTTTATAGCGTTCTGCCATTGTGTCTAGTGTGAGTATCATAGCCATATGTGGTGATTTAATATCTAAAGTGCTGCCGGTTACTTTCCCAACATATCAGTGACCTTACTGATAGCCTTCATTAAAACGTTTGTTGGGAGCATGTTTTCTTTAGTCAAGATTGGCTTACCTTCTTCATCTAAGATAAGTGTCTTAACAATGTCAATGATAGTTGATGCATTGGTATTATCAATGCTTGCCAACTTCATAAATGTGTCCATGGGTTGTCGGTCCCATGTATAAAATTCAATAGCCTCACCAAATTCTTTGATGATTTCTTCATCATCAAGAGTTACTTGTACTAGTTGAGGCTTTGCTGAGAGTTGTGATAGTTTCATTTGTTTTCCTTTGAGTTAAATTATTGTCACTGTATGTATTTAGTCTTTCTTTGCTTCTTCATCCTCAATTAATTGATTGATGAGTGCAAGTCTAAAACTACTTTTGGCTTTAAGTTGCTTAACTGTGTTTGCAACTTCATTGAGCATTGCTGCTCCTTTTGCTTCGTCTGCAATTAATGCGGCTAAGCGTTCTTCTGTGGACTTGATCCACACTTGATTTTGTTTGTTATCGTTCATTTGTTAATCCTATATAAAGAAATAGGGAGACGAATCCCCCTATTTAACCTTCCCATCCCGATGAGATTAAGGTGTTACTGGAACAGTACCATTTTCCATTGAACCGTTGATGGCCAATGTCATTGGTGAGACCCAAACAGGAGCGTCAGGGCTAACTGTTGGAGCAAGACTTGTCAAGAAGCCTTCGCCCTCTTGATAGTATGCGCCTTCGCCAACACCGTTGTAATAGATACGGAACAATACTGGAATCTTGTCAATAGAAATTTGACTCAATCCGTAGAATGCTGCTGAATCGGCAGTTGCTGCTGAGTTACCGAAGAACACTTCATTGTCAAGAACAATGTTAGTGCTGATTTCGTTATCTGCAGGAGTAGACAACTTCAATGTATCTGTGTTACAGAAAGTAGTGTATGAATATACACCTGTTGAGTTTGTAATCGTTACATCTTGCAAACAGATGACGGATAGAGATCCGACTTCAACGTTTGCTGAATCTGTACTGATTAGTAATACTGGTTGTGTACCAGTTGTGTTTGTTGTAATGCGTGCCATTGTGATTTCTCCTTTGTATGTGGCTTATGTGTTAAATTCAAGTCTTAGTAATCTAAATGCCCAAGTGTGCTTTTCTGCATTGACGCCATAATTTAAATCTTGGTCAAAGTTACGTTCAAAATAACCATCAAACAATTGTTCTCCGTTATTCTTAACAGCAACTACAAGATTAGCGATGATAGCGTTAAGGTCAATGTTGTGTTGGTCGTCCTGAAACGAAACATACACTACACGAAAGCCGTCATAAGCATGATATATTGTACCGCAGTATTGTACACCTAACTGATGAGGGTTTCTTTCTATTGTATGCACATCTGAAACATAAATGCCGTAACGAACAATATCACTATCGCTTGGGAAATCATCATAGATTGGGATCGCCCATGCTTTAGGAATATCACGCTGTAGTACAGCAATGATATCACTTGTTGTTACTAACGGTGCGTTTAAGATTGTTGCAGCCATTAGAAATATCTCCTGTCGTTGTTAAAATAATCAACGTCAGCAGTCCAGTTTTCTTCCAACTTAGTAGTAGGACCATCTGGAGCGTTCATGTACAAATCGTACCAGTTCATTAATTCAATTGCTTTTGTCCATTCATTTTGGCAACGTGTCTTTGCGAACTCGTAGTTTTGCAAGTCAACTTCATTCATGTTTGATACGTCAGTAACAAGACTTTCGTAGAAAACAAGAATAGCGCCAAATGTATCTAAACGAATCAGAGTTTGGTCTGACTTGATTAGTTGGTCTGGATTAAAAGCACTGATTAACGCACCAGCACTATTGTTGGTATAATAGTTTGCACCAAACACAGTATCACAATACTTCTGCCACCAACCGAACTCCATCTTATAAAGCCACTCTTGTGAACTGACTTTGAAGTAGGGGTCCCATTCAACATTTAATGATGTTGCGCGGCGTTCTGCTGCTGGATCATAAAAAATGATATCAGCAATTGTCGCATCAGAGATTCTTTGATATGGTACACTCATGTTATATTTTCCTAGACATTAGAGAGAGTGTTACCACTCTCTCGGACTCAATATTAAGCCTGAACAATGTTGATTGCGCCACCACGACGACCATCACCAACGCCAGCACCGAAGTAGCCTAAGCCAGTTAGCCATTGTTGTAGACCTTGTGGAGCCTCACCAGTCTTGATTTGTAGACCTTCTTTGATAACTGTGAACAAAGCACTGTCACCGAAGTATGCACCAACCAATACTGAAACACCAGAAGTACCTGCAACTGTACGAGTAGCAGTTGGCAAGAATGTAGTTGCCATAACTTGGCAACCGTAGATGTTTTCAATCTTACCAGTAGATAACAATTCGTTACCCAATGCTGACAAGTTAGAACCACCTGTTTGAGAAACAGCGCCACCGGTCAATTCTGACAATAGACGGTTCAATGTAGAACCAACTACGCCGTCGTCACCGTTAGAGTCAATGATGATGACTGGAGAACCAGGCATACGAGCGACTTTAAAGTTTTGCTTGATGTTACGAACCATTGTAACAACTGAATCAGTAGTGAATCCAGCAGTTGGAGTTGTTGGAGTAACGCCTTCTGGAATCAATTCCATAGCGCCCAATGCTGCAACGCGGTAGAAACCGTCAGCAGATTGTGCTTCCATTGTGTTACCAGCAGTAGCCTTGAAACTCAAGAATGCTTTTGTAACACGTTGGTCAACTTTTTCAGCGAATGACTCACCCAATTCTGAACCTAAAGTTGCAGCCAATTGGAATGAAGTTGTCCATCCGTAGAATACGTCAAACGCTGTGGTAGCAACTGCTGGAGTAGCAGTGATGCTGTTTTGACCCAATGCAGGGTTTTGAATGTTAGCGTTACCGTAACCTGCAGAACCACCAGATCCGGCTGGATTGTAGTCTTGATATGTAATTGCTTGGAATGTTGGTACCAAGTATTCGTTACCTTGTGTAGGGGTAACAACGTTAGTCATGTTGACTAGACCGTTTGATTCGTGCATTGCACGTAATGCGAAATTCGCAATTGCTGTTGTGAAGCCATCTGCTTCGTTGTTTGAACCGCCTAAGACGTATGCCATTTGAAATCTCCTTAAATTATGATTGTTGGCTTAAAATATTTTCTTACTGCCAGAACTCACACTTGCTGAGACACTCATGCCCTTCAAGCCGATGTTTTTGCCTAAGCCATTTCTTTGAGCCCATGCATTAAACGCTGCTGGATCACGTGTGTAATCTGGAATTGCTTCCGATGATTCACCTGCGAATCCACCTTGTCCTGGTCGTAACCCTGAACCACTGTTTTGTCCTGATTGCTTCAATAACTTTGGGTTACCTTTAGCAACTTCTTGAACTAAACCTTGTAGTGATAATGGATTGCCATCTTGTCCGTATCTCTCTTGGCCCTTACTGTTAACGATTGAGTATGTACCATCATCATTCCATTGAATGTTTGATTTGATTTTACTCAAAGCGTAGTCTAACAAGTCTGAGTCAAAGCGGTCGCCCATGTTACGTTGAATATCAGAATCAAGTTCCTTCTCACGTAGACGTTGCTCTTTTACCTGCAGGTCTAATTGAAGTTTACTGAACTGTTCATGTAAGTCTGAGTCTTTACCACGAGATTTACTTTGCTGAGTTGGTTTCTCCACTGGCTGTACGTTGCCACCGTTAGTTTGTGATGCTCCAACACGTGCTGCCCATGCTGCTGCGGCTTCAACAGATTCAAACTGTACGCCCGCTGCGTTAGACAATGCGTTAAGTATACTATTGGTCTGACTCTTGCGAATAGACCCTGGGTTTACTTTAGGTGCATCTGTACCATTTTCTAGACTTGTGTTGTCTACTGATTGGTTATCAGTGGCGTTATCGTTGCCAACGAATTCATCTTTAAAATCTGACATGATTGGTTAATTTCTTCCTGACTATAACGGAGTCACCGAGTTGTAATAAGTATTTATCTTTTTACTTTAATGTGGCAGAAAGTTGCCACTTATACTTACCATGAGCACTTAAACGGTCTGCTAAGAAATTAGCGATACCCTGCTCACGGTCTGTAGTTGCTACATCAAACGCATCTTTTAACAATGCGATTAGTGTTTCTGTATCTTTCAGTAATTCACTAAGCATTAACTCTGCTTTAGGAATCTTTAATTGGTCTTCAATTTTACTTAGTTCGCTGAAACGTTTCAATGAAGCAGGAGCATATACATCTAATGTGCGAATGTATTCTGCTAATGGGTCAATCGCCGAATCAGCATCTTCATAAATCTCACCAAAGAATTCGTGATATTGAGGGAAGTTAGATCCCTCAACGTTCCAATGGAATCCTTGTGCTTTAATCTTGTAACTGTAAGTAGTTGCCAATATTTCTTTTAGGTTATCTGCTAACATGATTATCGTCCTGTGTTAATGCCGGATAGTTGAATTGCAACGGCTTGTTGTGGTGTATAACTTGCACCCATATACTGTATAGTAGTAGACCCACCACCAACGTAGTCATTGGATTCATCTACGCCATCTCCATCATCGCCTTCATCTTCACTAGTTCCTTTAACCCACTCGCCATCAACAAACTTATAGTCTGTGTCAACAGGAATCTGTGTACCCAAGTCACGTGAATAAACTTCACTAGATTCTTCAGTAACAACAGCCTGCATTGATGGGCCTAATGTTGGCTTAACTGCTTGTAAGTACTCTTGTGTTTCTGTTGGTGGAGCAAGCATTGCAACCATTTCGTTGATAATCAATCCATTAATGATTTCATTATCTGGAGCAAGAGCCTTCGCTTCCTTCATTAAAGCCATACGATAGTTTGTATCGTGTTGTTCATAGTCAGTACCATAAACTACTTCACCGGCCCAACGCATGTCCATGAAACGAGCAGCATAAGTCCATATTTGTTCTTCTGTTACTTCCATCTCACGTGCTTTTGCTTTAGCCATTCTATGTAATTGCTTGCGTTCTTCAATGATAGCAACGCCACTAGCGATTTGGTTCTTGCTATTACGCAATCCACCTAAGCCAGTCAATGCTTCAATTTGTTCTAGGATATCTTGTTGCTTACTGATAATCTTATCTACGTCACCTGTATCAACAGTGATAGATTCAATCTGACCTTGCGTAGCACGAACAATAGCACCGGCTAATGCTGGTACTTTAACGCCGTTATCTGCACGAATCAATGTCTTTGCAAACTGAATAGATTGGTATGCTTCACATTCTAGTTTGTAATGTTCACGCATTGCATCACTTGCTGTATCAATATCACTGATACCTAATTCAATAGTGCGCGGATCTCTGCGACCGTATGCGATAAAGACTGGAATGCCCATACCAGGTGGATAGAATCCTTCGCCTGTTAACTCTGTTTCTTTTTCAATTGGAGCACCCTTCTCTACTTCATAACTACGCCAGTAACTTGGTGTAGTTGCATCACCTAAATGATAGCACTTGAAATAATAGCATTGGTCAGTTTCATGTTCCATAATCTTAACATACTTGAGAATAGGTCTTCCACCGTAATTCTCATACTCCCAATCCCATACGTTGATAGGACTCATTGCTACTGTATATGGGCGACCAAGATTACCTTGTTCTTTCATTGGCATGTCAACTGCTACCCAGCAATGACCAAAGATACTTGTTAAGTCACCGACGTTTTCCATGAATCCAGTCAATGAGCGATTCTGTAAGTCTGCATCTAATTGGAATAGTTCTTGCCATTCCATATTGTCTGTAGAAACTTTTGCGCCTGTTGGAGTTGCGAACTGAATGTTGCGCTTTACGCCAGGCTCAAATAATACATCATTGATTGTGTCTACGATATAGCGACAGATTGGTTGCGCTACTGTGTTTGTTACAACATCCAAGTAGATAACACTGTCTTCACTTGGACGCTTTTTGCGAACGTTTACTTTAAAAACTTGTCCACCAAGATACGCATATTGATACTGTAGCATCGTTTCGTATGTGTTAGTGTACAGAGGATTCTTTTTCATTAAATGTGAATTCTTCATTCAACTGTTTCCTTTGTTAATTCTCATGGCTTCAATAGCCGTGAGAATATCGGCTATGATAGTGTATTTATACTTTGTACGCATCATGGTTTCTGCTTACATTTATGATAGTGAACGTGACCTAACACTAGTTTGTTAGTCGTTGTACCACAATGAGGGCATGTTTCATATTTGCTAGGATCAGTGCATACAGTTCCGGCTCTGCCTTTAGCCTTCATTATTTGCGCTTTGTCAGTCATGGTACCGATTCTCAAGTGTGCAGGGTTAACGCAATGATAGTTGTCGCATGTATGATATACAACCTTATTTTTAATGTCATGGCCTTCCATATCCATGATTGCTCTATGCGCTGTTGCCATTCCATTAAGATATCTAAAGAATCCATATCCAATATTATTCTTGGCTGCTGTCCATAGATAGCATCCTGTACCATCAGTTGCTTCTTCAACGTGTTTATCAAAGAAAACTCTGAGTTCTTCTTTGGTTCTTGTTATTTTTGGTCTACCACGAGACATAATCTTCATTTCCTTGTTGGTCTTCATTTAATATCTGTTCCCATGATGGGCCACCGGGATATAACGGTGAGTGCGGTAAGTGTTCGCTACCTGCACGTTTAGTAAATCTACCATCGCTTGTAACATATTCAGGCATGTCTGTGCCTTCGTGATGTATCGGGAACAAGTGATGTATGCCATAACGTACACAGTCACCTAAACCGTCAATGTGTGCGTATGCTTGCTCAGTATACTTTACTAGTTTCTTCCTTGAGCCATCTTCAAAATGGTAAGTGCCAAGAGCATCAAGCAAGATTTTGTCATCTTTAGCAACCAAGAGGCCACCTCTATTAATGAAACTGTTACTAGTATTATCGGTATCAGCGATAAGCGGATTACTGTTTCTGTTGTTGACGATGGTGAACCCATACTTCTCAAGAATGACCCTATCTGTAATTCCGAAGGGGCTTGTTGTATCTCTGTTGACTTGAGTTCCTGACATGTCAATAATACTATTGATTCTTCTACGCGGAAAGTCATTGCGTATTGCTTGAGCGATCCCTTCGGTTGAACAATCGTTGATAGCGTAGGATTTAAGGATCTCAATTGTTCCGTCTTTCTTTCCTGGGTTAATAACTTGTGCGACAATTGCAGTCATCCTTCGTTTGTTAAAGTCGTGAAACGAATACAAATCACCCATACGATCCGGTATCATATCTACTGTGTACTTGTGTTTGTTCCATGTGTAGAAGAACTGATTCTCTACTTGGTCCCATGAGCACATATAATCTTGTGCAAACTTTAATGGGCTAAGAATACGTTTCTGTTCTTCAATAAAGTTTCTGTTACCACTACGCATTTGCATATAGTTGTAGTGTCTAACAATGTATTTGCTAGGCATGGCCATGGCTGATTGAAACAAATCATACAATGGGCCGTTACCATTGGGTGTGCTAATAACAATCAATCTACCTGCAGTATCGGGCTGACCAACTTTAGGTCTAAGACGGTTTGTGATTTCTTGCAATGTATCTTGTGTGTACAATGCTGCTTCGTCAGCAATCCAAACTCCTACGTTTAAACCACGTAAGTTCTCTCTTTGCTCTGCGCTCTTGCAACGGATAAAGACACCACCAGGAAACTTTATTGTTAACTCACTGTTGTTGATGTCTTTACCGTCTACAAGATTAAAGTGTTTAATACAACTTTGCTTCAGAGGCTCCCATATCAAAGACTTTATCATTGCTCCAGTTGGTGCTGAATAAATGATATCTTTGCCCTTGTGAAAGCGAGGGTCACTAGCGAATATTGGAAGCGCAATCGCTGCCAAGAATGTCTTCCCACTACCTACGGGCACAATGTCTATGTTGTGCTTGTCAGTAGTGAGCCAATCTGCTAGAATCGTTTTTTGCTCGCCAAACAGAGGTATTTCAATGTTTTGTTGATTCATCGTTCCACTCAGGCAATTCAGTTGTTGGAAAACTAAATCCCATTGTCATTGTCTGACCGTTACTTGTTACGTCTTGTTTAATCTCTTGTACATCTTGCACTAGATACTTTGCGAACCCTAGCAAATACTTGCTTACTAGTTCTCTGTCTCCGGCGTGATGTGCAGCCACAATCTGTTCGTTGATGAACTGATGGAAATCCATACCACTTTGCACTTTAAAGTCATCAAGCATTTCAACAGGAGTAATCTTGTTTGTTGAACCTTTAGGTCTGCCTGATCCTTTACGTGCGCCACCTCTTGTTGGGGCTTTCTTTGTATAGACTCTCTTTGGTTTTTCTGATTGTTTTTCCGTTACATTGACACCTACTTCTTTAAGTTCTTCTGGTGTAGAGCGAATGATGTTCTTCATCTTATCTTGTAACGTTGCTGTAGGTGGCAAATCAAACAACTTTTCCATGTTGTCGTTTACTAACGTTTGTTTTTTGGTCATTTGCTGAACCTTTCTTCAAATGTTTTCTGTAAGTCATTAAATCTT